CCGGTAGGATTCGACGGAATCCTCGCCGCTGCGGGTGAGCGTGCAATCGGCCGGTCGCACTTGGTAGACGTTCCCGCGCCCGTACATGCTCGCGTGGAAGCGCGCGTAGAGACGGTCGGGGGTGCAGTACACCTGGTCGGGGTGCAGTGTCGCGTCGATGGGTGCGTCCGCGCCCTGCTCGCGTCGGGCGCGGCATATCGGGCAGTCGTCGAAGTTGTCCCGGCTGTGGCCGGGCTCGATGATGTCGCCGGGTTTCAGGTCTGGAACTCCACCGTGGTATAGCACGCTCATTTCATATCCCCTTGCAAGTCGGTCGGTTCGTGGTCTGTGTGGAATGCGTCGCTCATGCGCTCATCTCCTTGAGGATGTTCACGGCTTTCACTCCATTGGCTAGATGCTTCTCACCGGCATTCACGCTGATGATTACCGGCTGGTATACGCCTTCGACCGTCAATGATTCGCGGATTCCTTCCGTCGCGCCTCGTAGTTCCTTACGGAGCTTCGACGGCACATGTTCCAGATACCCGTCGATGATCGTGCCCTCGTCGAGTTGGACTATCGCCCTATGCCCGGCGAGCATGTTCGCGGCCTCGAGCAGCCATTGCATCGCCCGCTCCTGCGGGGTCGGGAACTTTTCTGCCATCACGCGCCTCCCAGCATCGAGCCGAGCGAGGCCATGCCGGGTCGTGAGGCACCCGCGAAACGGCTGGCCGTGGAACGTGACTTCGGCTGCGCGGCGGGCAGTTCGAAGGGGTTGCGCATGGTCAACGCCTGCTGCTGCGCCTGATCCGGGCCGTTGCCGAGCATCCGCTGCCTGCGGTACAGCCACGCCTGATCTTCCACCAGTCCCAAACGTTCGCACTCCCGGCCTATCTGCGCCTCCGAGGGCTTCGACTCGTTGCGCATCCTGCGCACGATCGCGTTCACATCGCCCGAACCGCACCAGCGGCCCGAATCGTTGTCCGCGTAGAAGCGCTTCACCGCCTCCAACGCCTCTCCCAGCGTCATGTCCGCGCGAAGCTCCTCGTGGAACGTGCGCGCCTCCAAGTCGGTGATGGCCGCGTTGCCGTGGTGGACGCGAATCTTCGCCAGCACGAGCGTGCTTTCCTTGAGCGTCAGCATGTCAGGACTCCTTCCCGTGATTGGTTTTCGGCGGCTTCCTCGGCCGCGTAGTGGGCTATCAGCGCCGCGTTCGCGTCCTGGTTGGCCTGCGAACGGTTCCACGCCGATGGCGAGGGGCGTGCGGTCGGCTCGGGTTTGGCCGGCAGCGGGTCATCGTCCCAGTGTTCGCCGTCCAGCCAGTTCGCCGGGGTGAGCGTGTAGCCGGGTTCCCGGTTCGGGTCGGCGGCGTACATCGACGCCTTGGCGATCAGGAACGTGTTGTTGGTTTTCCTCCGCGCCTTCCGCCAAGCCGCGAAGGCCTTGCGTTTGCCGGCCTTACGCGGATAGGTCGTCCAGAACTGCTCGAACTCGATGGGATAATCCTCGTCGGCTCGCTCTTGCGGGGCCGGTTCGGCCTCGCGCGTTTCCCTGTTACCTGATACCTGATTACCTGATACCTGATACCTGATTAGAGCGGAAGATTTCGGGGGATTACCGTAATCTTCCGTAATCTTCGGAAGTGTTTGGGAATCGGCTTCAGGACGCGGAAAACGAGGCTTCGCCGGGTGGCTTATCTTCTGATGGCGATCCCAGTTCGTCAAAAACAGCAGACTGACCGTCTTGCCGTCGATGTCGGCCTCGTACAATGTCACCATGCCACGCTTCTGCATTTCTCCAAGACTTTCAGTAATCTTCTGAAAAGTTCCGGCAGGGTCGTCGGCAAGGCGTTTGCGGAACACGTCGGCGGCGATGTCCAGCACATTGTTCTTTCCCACGCCGTTGTCATCCACGTAGTTGATGAGACCAACCCACATGAGCTGGCCGAAATCGGACAGTGAGATGAAATCGTCACTGCTCCACATCTCCGGTTTGATGATCCTCATGCGCATCCGTATCACCCTCCATCCGTTTACGTAAGTCAATGGCCACCCCGTCAAGGAGGTTGCCGATGATTCCACTCGCATAATTGAATGCCTTGTAACGAGGCAGTCGCTTCATGTCGCATTTCTCGCGCGCTATTTCGAACGCATAGCGCAGGTATTCGTCAGGGACATCGATATGCGCCCAGTATCTGGCCGAACTTCTCCATGAATCAGGCAACGGGAAGCAATGCTCATCATCAAGCGAGGTAATCGATTCCCACATATCCAGAACGTTGTCGCAGTATGCACGCTCGTCTTCGAGGCTGACTCTCTTATCCTCGATGGCGATTTTCAGTAGCCTGTGGAATCGAGTGGCCTCTTCGGACACTTGCGCCACCAACGGTTCATCGGGGTTGATGGATGATTTGCCGCTGTTGCACTCCATGCAGCAGGCAACTAGGTTTTCGGCTTCATCTCGACCTCCGAGCGCCTGAGGCACTACATGGTCAACGGTCAGCGGAATGTCTTTGCAATGGCAATAGTGGCATGCGTAGCCGTCTCGTCTCAGTACCTCAAACCGTAACCTCTTATTCACGGCCATCAGTCCGCCTCCTTTCTCGTGCCTCTTTGGTATTCGGCTATCAGTGCCAGCAGTTCGGGGCTGGCGGCGATTATCTCGCTGGGCTTCAGCCCCATCCCGTCCCCGTTGGTCTTGGGTTTGCGGTGGTAGCCGCCACGCAAACCGGTGCGACGGCTACCACCGATGTAGGTATGAGGGTTAATCCTGGCCATCGTCCGGCCCCAACGCCAAGCCGTCGTTCAGCAGGAGCGCGAACAATTCGAGCGGCATCCACACGAGCATCGGATTGGAGGGCACCGGCCTCGATTCGCCGCGCAGCCGGTTCGCGAGCTCGCGGCGAATCCGGTAGTCCGGTCCTAACACGTGCCCCATGTGAGTGGCGAGGAACCGTTCGAGCGTTCCGATGTCGAACACGGCCATCTGCCGGGCCATGCCCTTGAGGCTTTTCACGCCCACGCCCCTGCGGTGTTGGATGAGCACCCCGTAGGGAGTGTCCATGTTCGCCATCTCCACTTTGAGCTCCCGCCAATGCTTGCGATAGTTCGGCATCTTCGTGTCCTTGCATTCCACGCACACCGGCTCGCCATGGAACATGACGCCGATCAGATCGCCCTGGTCGGCGTTGCCATGCAACGGCATACGGTCGATGCGCGTGTCCTGCAACGCCCACGCGAGGTAACGCACGGTCCACGTCTCGAGGCTTGTGCCTTTGCTTTTCGATGGGTTCGCCATCATCTCTCCAATCCGTAATCCGCGTACATCTCGTCTGCTTCCAAAGCGCATTCCGGGCATGGAATCGGTCTTGCCGGGTACAGCGGGCAGCCGTGCTTCGGGCAGACCGGTTCCACGTCCGTCGGCGTCTCATCGTGATACAGGTGCAACATGGTCAGAACTCCGGGTCGCTTCCGCCGTTGGCCCACGGGTCGGAGGCCGGTGGCTGCGACTGCTGGTATCCGCCCTGCGTCTGCTGCGTGTAGCCGCCCTGCGCGCCGTAACCCTGAGACTGTCCGCCGCCCTTCTGCCGAACGTTGGTGATGGCGACGGCGCTGGCGTTGACGTTGCAGCTCGCGGCCAATTCACCCTGCTTGGTCTGGTAGCCGTTGAACCCGTTGACCTCGCCAACGATGGTCACGTCCACGAACTGGTCTTGATTCTGACGAAGTTGGTTGATCTGGTCGAACACGGGGTTGAGGTTCACGTAACCCGTAGGCCACACCGAATAGTTCTGTTCCGGCTGGCTGACCCAGTTGCCGTTACGGTCACGGTAGCCCGGCGACACAGAGACGCGCAGGAGCCGTTTACCGTTCTTCGTCTCATGCACGCCCCACGCCGTGCCCTGGATGATGATGCTCGTCCTGCCCGCCATGGTCACTCGCCTTCCTTCACGCTGGCCTTCAACTGGCCCAGCACCTTGTCAAGCTCCGCTTCGGTCAGCTCATCGCTTGCCTTCACCTCACGGTTCAGAATCTTCGTGATGGTCTCGCACGCCTCCGCGTCCGAAGCCACGCCCAACGCCTGGAAGCGGCGAATCATCTCCGCACGCTTCACATCCACCGGGGAAGGCTCCGCCTCGGGCTGGGTTTCCTGTTGCGGCTGTTCGGACTCGTCCACGCTCACGTCAACCGGCGAATCATCCACCGTCTCGTCGGGCAGGGGGCGGAACAGTTCGGAATAGTCGGGCGTGGTCTCGTCGGAGACGGCCGCGGACTGGGCTTCGACGCTCACCGGGAGCCATTTGAAGCTGCGGCGCACCACCGTCTTCAACGCCATGGCCTCATAGTCGGTGCGCCATGGGCCCCTGTTGCCTGCGGGGCTGCGGCGTTTGACGGCCTCGACTTCTTCCTTGGTCATGTGCACGAACACGCTTCCTGCAGGCAGCAGCTGGGCGTTCACATACACGTCGGTCAGCGTGGCCTCGGTGTGCGGCACGCCACGGGTGGCGCGGAACTTGAAGTGCTGGCCGGTCTCATCCTCCCAGTAATCGAATTCGTCGCCCTGGTACACGGCCTGCGCGTGAATGCTCTTCAACTGGCCGGAACGACGGGCCAACGCGATCATGCCGCGATAGCCGAGCACGAACATGGCCTCCTTCTGGCCGGTGCGCATGTTCTTGTTACCGAATGGCAGGATGTAGGCCATGCCGAGCCCGTTCACGTTCGACGGTTCCAGACCGAGGCTCGTGCAGCGCATGAAGCATGACAACACCGATTCGACCGAGCAGCTGGCCAGCTGGGGTTCGCGGTTGATGGTGCTCACGTACATCTGGTAGAGGCGCTTCTCGTTCATCTCCTGCGGCATGACTGCCGCGATGCGAGGCCAGCTCTTCTCGAGCAGCTGCTTCATCTGGCGCTGCGGGTTCATGGCCTGCATCTGCATGTTCTGCGCCTGTGTCACTAACTGTCCCATAATCGGTTCTCCTTTACTTGGTTTTCTTCGGTTTGATTTCGCTGAATCGGAAGGTGCGGCCCTCCCACGGCTGCACGACCCGCGTGTAGCCCTTGCGCGTGCTGTGCTTGTAGGTGGCCTGCATGTTGCCGCAGCGCACCCCCTCGTGGTCTCCGATATAGGGGAGTATGCAGTCCTGCAACTCCTCCTTGTGCTGCTTCAACGCGCTCAGGTCGGCGGTCGTCTGCTGGTAGTCGGCCATGAACCTGCGCAGATCGGTGCTGTCGCTCATGTCCTCGATGCCCTCCGAAGGCTCCGGGTACGCCTTGGCCACGTCCGCGCCGGTGAGGGTGGGCATTTCGTCGCGGGTGACGAAACCCCAGAAGTCCTCGGCGGCTTTGATTACAGCGTGAATGTCGTCCTCGTCGCGCTCGAACCGCACCTCGACCGGTTCCGACTCTCCGATATCCGCGTAGAACACGCCCCACGTGAAGCCGGTGACGGCCATGTAATGCGTGACCTGCGCCATGTAGTACTGCGGGGCCACGAGCTCGCCCGTCTCGTCGTGCCAGTCGGTGCGCCCACGGTTCGCGTTCGCGGTCTTGATCTCGAGAATGCCCCACGAATCGCTCTCCTCGTCGTAGACGAAGCCGTCCAGCGAGGCGTGCATCAACGGACGCTGCTTGGATACCAAGGAAATGTCGGTGCCGTCGATGACCTGGTACTCCGGGTGCAGCTGGCGGAACCGGCGGCGCAGTTCGACCTCCAAGGCGTTGCCCTTGACGATCGCCCACTTGCCGCTGATATCCTCCGGCTGCTGACGGTTCGTCTTCTCCAACCACAGGTCGTAGGGGGTCGAGTACGGGTTGAGGCCGAGAATCGTGCTCATGTCCGAGCCGCCGACACCCAGTGCGCGGAACGCGTGCCACGCACTCTCACGCTCCTTCTTCGTGCGCTGGCGGAAACGGTGCACGTCGAACAGGCCGGTCGCCTGCGCTGCCATGTCAACGGTCACTCGCTTCATTCCTGCTCCTTAGCTTCGACTTGCTGACGTATTCCACTCGCGCGCTCACCCTGCGCCGTTGCCTGTCGATGACGACCATGCCCGGCAACGGCATCACGTACAGG